TGACTTACTCAATCTTCTCAAGGGTGTCGCACCCACGCTGGCAATGGCTGTCGCTGGTCCTATGGGTGGGGCTGCTGTTACCGCTTTGGCTAGTAAGTTTGGCGTGTCTGATAGTGTTGATGCCGTTGCAAAGGCTATTGCTGGTGATCCAAAGGCTGCTGAAAAGATAGCAGAGCTTGAGCTGGAGATGGCGAAGATTGATGCAGCCAATACTGCCGATGCAAGGAAGATGAATTCAGAGATACAGAACTCTGCCACAGCGTCTTGGTTAGCAAAGAATATTGCCTATGTCATCGATGTAGCAATCATTGCTGGCGCTCTCATTATGACATTTGTGGTGTTTATTGTTGGTGTACCAGAGCAAAACAAGTCAATGGCTTTTACAGCTTTGGGATCGTTGTGGACTCTGACGGGTACGGTAGTGAACTTCCATCGCGGTAGTTCTGCTGGTAGTAAGGCTAAAACTGAAGAGATGATGAAAGGCGCAAAATGATTGAATTCTTGAGAGAGTTATTTCTTGCTAGGGTTAACCGAGCAAAGCCAAGTGTGGAAGAGGTCGAAGTCCAAGTCTGGGCATTCGTCGTCAAGTCAATCACCGTGATGGTCTTAGGCATTGCGTTTGGTGTCTTGTACCTGATCGGATTTGAGAAGCAAGACGCTGAACTCGCACCAATCGACTCTGTATTCTTGGAAATCTTGAAAGCCATTGCGTTTATGGGTGTCGGAACTATGGGCGGTATCTCAGGACGCAAGGCATCGACTGCCATTGCGAAGGCTATTGTGGGAGAAGATGATGCAGCTAAGTGAACACTTCACACTTGAGGAGGCAACGCACTCCGACACCGCCACAAGGCTTGGTATCAGCAACCAGCCTTCACCACAGCAACTAGAGAACATGAAGGTGGCTGCTGCTGGCATGGAAAAGGTCAGAGAGCTACTTGGTAAGCCTATCAACATCAATTCATGGATTCGTCTGCCAGAGGTCAATGTGGCGGTGGGCGGTAGCAAGGTATCGAGTCACATGGACGGCTGGGCTATTGACTTTGTGTGTAGAGGCTTTGGCACGCCACTAGAGGTCTGTAAGGCTATCGACGCAGCAGGTATCAAGTTTGACCAGATGATTCACGAATTCGGTGAAAAAGGGTGGACGCATCTCTCCTTTGCGCCAGCATTGCGTCAGCAGAAACTCACCATTTTTAGACCTCAGAATAAATACGCCATCGGTTTGCTGACTCAAGACGAGTACAACAAGGCTCTATGACGAACTTCTACCAGCAGCTCCAGACTCCTGCCGTACCCGATCTGCCTAACCCGCAAGACAGGTATGACCGTCTGACGGTTGCGCAGACGAATGGTGCGTTGCGCACCTTCTTCTTGAAGTTAACTAACGCATTGCAATCCATTGCGTCACCACGCGGTGGTAGGTTTATAAACAACCCTTACGGGGCATTCCAAGACGGCACAGACCAGACGGCAGCCAACACGACTACTGCCTACGCAATCACATTTGATACGACAGACTTCAACAATGGCGTAACCTTGTCAAACTCGTCAAGGCTTAATGTGTCTCAGGCTGGAATTTATAACATTCAATTCAGCGTGCAGTTAGTAAACACGACAAATGCTTCGGTGGATGTTGACATCTGGTTTTGCAAGAACGGCACAAACATCGATAAGTCAAACTCACGCTTTGGACTAGCACCACGAAAGAGCGTAGGAGACCCATTTCACTTTATCGGTGCAATGAACTTCTTTGTGTCTCTAAGTTCTGGTGACTATGTTGAACTCATGTGGCGCACCTCAGATGTTGGCGCATACATCGAGCACTACGCTGCCAGCTCCACGCCAACAAGACCATCTATACCGTCTGTCATTACGACGGTTACCTTTGTGTCCAATCTTTCAGCATAATTGACCTATGGCACTCGTACCAATCAAAATCCCTGCTGGCGTATACCGCAACGGTACTGAGTACCAGTCTGCGGGACGCTGGTATGACTCAAACCTTGTGCGTTGGTTTGAGAACACATTGAGACCTTAGGGCGGGTGGCGCAAGAGGTCAAGCAGTCAAATGACTGGAACAGCTCGCGGTTTAATTACTTGGCGTGATAACTCTAATGGAAGATGGATTGTTGCTGGTACGCCTACAAAACTCTATGTGATGAATGAAGACGGTGTTTTAAAGGACATCACGCCAACAACTTTCACATCTGGCATTACAGACGCAACGCTAAAGACTGGTTACGGCTACGGCACTTATGGCTCTTATTCTTATGGTGTGGCGCGTCCAGACTTAGGAAGTCTTGTCTCAGCTACTACTTGGACAATGGACACTTGGGGCGAGTATCTTGTGGCGTGTTCTAGTGCCGACGGTCAACTCTTGGAGTGGCAACTAGGATTTGCTACGCCAACAAAGGCTGTGGCGATTACTAATGCACCTACTTCTTGTGCTGCCGTAATGACCACGGCAGAGCGCTTTGTCTTTGGTCTTGGCGCGTCAGGTAACCCACGAAAAGTATCTTGGTGTGACCAAGAAAACAACACCGTTTGGACACCATCCACAACGAATCAGGCAGGGGACTTTGAGATCAACTCTGTTGGCTCTCTGAAATGCGGTAAGCGCGTCAGGGGTATCAATCTTCTGTTTACCGATGTTGATGTCCATGTGGCGACATACATTGGACTACCTTATGTCTACTCATTTGAAAAGGCAGGATCAGGCTGTGGCGTGATCTCCTCACAGGCTGTCGCAGCCATTGATACGGCAGCCATGTGGATGTCTAAGTCAGGCTTCTGGGTGTATGACGGCTATGTCAAGCCCTTGGTGTCGGATGTTGGCGACTACATCTTCCAGAACATCAACTACAACCAGTCAAGCAAAATATACGCAGTACACAACTCAAAGTATGGCGAGATCATCTGGTTTTACCCGTCAAGCCAGTCTAATGAGAACGACTCCTATGTCGTCTACAACTACCGCGAAAGCCATTGGGCTATTGGCTCTTTGTCTAGAACATCTGGAACTGACAGGGGTGTGTTTACCAATCCTTTAATGATCTCGTCAGATGGTTACATCTACGAGCATGAGGTTGGCTTTACCTATGACGGTGGCACTCCTTACGCTGAGTCTGGTCCTTACGAGATTGGTGCTGGCGACAACATCATGTCGGTGCGTCGGGTGATTCCTGATGAGCAGACTCTTGGCGAGGTCGTGGTGTCCTTCAAAACAAGGATGTATCCGACTTCAGAAGAAACGACTTATGGACCGTATTCCGCAGCTCAACCCACAGATGTAAGGTTTGCTGCCAGACAGGTCAAGGTCAGATACACGGGCAATGTCTTAGACGATTGGCGCGTTGGCGTGAACCGATTTGATGTTGTTGCAATGGGTAAGAGGTAGTAAAAATGCAGTATCCAAGTTACTTCACGCAACCAAATGTGAATGGACTTCTTAGTCCTTCATATGGAAATTATCAATTTAATGGAATTGACAGTTTTTATGTGGGAAGCGATGGTGGTTTGCTTTCTGGTGGTGACTCAACTGCTACATCTTCGCCATCTGACTCAGGCTCTCCAACGGGTTCTGCGATAGGTGATGTTGGCTACGCAATATCAAATATGAGTGTTGTCTCTCCTATGGCTTCGGCAATAGCAGCAGCGATGATGGATGCAATGTCTTCCACTAGCGTGAACTCAGTTAATGCCACAAATGGAATGGATGTAGCAAGCGATATTGCTACTGCTATGGGATTAAGTTCAGCAGCAGGAGTTAACGGTATTGCTGGTCTAGGCTCTACTGGCATGGGGTCAGATGTCTCTGGAGAGGGCGACGGTGGAGTCTCTGGCGGTGGTGGAGGCGGTGATGTCGGTAGCGATGGATCATCTTCTGGAGATAGTGGTGCTGCTGGAGGCGGTGGCGGTGGTGCTGTCGGGGGTGATGGTGCTGGTAGCGCTGGCGGTGATAGCGGATCGTCTGGAGACGGTGGCGCATCTGGTGGAGGTGGCGGGGGTGGCGCTGGAGATGGTGGCGACTACATGGGTGGATTGATTGGAATGCCTGAGTACATACAGGGTATGGTTACAAGACAAAACACCTTTGGCGAGAACCCAGCAGGACCAGACGACGCATACCGCAAGACTCAACTAGGCGAATATGTCATCAAGAAATCAGCCGTCCAGAAGTACGGCAGAGGACTGCTTGACATGATAAATAACGAGGAAATCCCAAAGAGGAAACTCAGAGGGATTTTGTGAGCAAAGATTTGTAATCGGTGACTTAGAATTGAGTCAAGAATTAAGGGCGGGGAAAGTGCCTGTGTGTATCCGAGAGGATTACACCTTTTACTTGGAGTTCTTTAGGGGTAATTTGTGGTTTCACATCGACATCAAGAGATGGTCGTCTGAAGTCAAAAAGGGTTGCCAGAGGGACTTTGCTCTTTTAGAGGATTTAATTGGGAAGCCTATCGTCGCGCTGATACGCGAAGAAGACATCAAACTTGTAAGATTTGCCAAGTCATTTGGCTGGTCTGAGAAATGTCAAATATCACTATTAGACGGATCGAAGGCTTTTATTTACACCAACAAGGTGTGACAAGGGAGATGATATGGGTGGAGTCGTAAGCGATATTGGAGAACTAGGTCAGGGTGTCATTGACACCGTTAGCGATGTTGGCGTAAGCATTGATCAGGGCGTGCGCGACACGCTTGGTCCAAACGGTTGGACTCTGGCTGCTTTGATGGCTGCTGGTTACTACTACGCGCCAGAGATCGGTGCTTATGTGAATGCTAGTGGTAGCACCGTACCAGCGTCTGCTGTTGTTGATGCTGGTGTGGTTTCCTCACCAGTCACTACTGGATCAGTCATTGCGACAGAGTTGCCAGCGTTTGGTACTACGGCAGCAAGTTCTGCTGCTGGAACAGCTCTGGCTAACGCTGCCACACCTGCTGCGACTGCAACCGCTTTACCTCCATTGTCTCCAGTCGTGCCAGCGTTGAACTCAACAACTGCTCTAAGTGCCGTAGCACCAGTAACGGCTGAAGGTGCTGCTGCTGGCGGTTTAGGTTCTACGCAACCTAGTTTTCTTGGTGGTGCTCTTAATTGGGCTACGGCTAGTCCAGCAAACGCATTACAAGCAGCAGGTTTAGGCTTAACTGCTGCAAAGGCTTTAGGTGGAAGTACACCAACATCAAGCACCGCAACAACCAACATTGACCCAGATGTCAAGGCTGCATACTTACAAAACCTTGGGGAAGCCAGAGCAACGGCTGCTAATTTAGGCACTAGACAGTTTGCTCCTTACGCTGAGTACAACCTTGGCATGGTTCAGAAATACATGAACCCTTACGAGAATCAAGTCGTACAAGGCGCTTTAGGTGACATTGAACGCGCAAGGCAGATGCAAATATCTGCTGAAGGCGCAAGAGCGACTGCTGCTAAAGCCTTTGGCGGTTCACGCCAAGGCGTAACCAGATCGCTAGTTGATGAAGCAGCGTTACGCAATGCAGGTAACTTGGCTGCTCAGTTACGCCAGACTGGTTTCTCTCAGGCTCAGAACTTAGGTCTATCACAGCAACAAATGATGCAGCAGTACGAGCAACAAAGACTCGATGCAGCTCGCAACATCGGATTAGAGCGTTTAAATGTGGCGCAAGGCGCTTTGAGCTTGCAACCCGCAAGGATCGGTGAAAGCACTACGACTCCTCTGTACCAAAACACTACGGCATCTGCTCTTGGCGGTGCATTGGGCGGTGCGACATTAGGCAAGTTAATCGGTGGAACGGCTAACCCTGAGTATGCTGGCTATGGCGCTGGCATTGGTGGTTTGCTCGGTCTCATGTAAGGGGTAAATGATGGCAACACAAGACTTTGGCGGTTTACTCTTTGGCGGTGGTGGTACTGGTCTAGAAAGCTATATTACGCCAGAGCAACAGCAAGCAATTCAGCAGCAGTCAATGTTGCAAGCTGCTTCTGCTTTGCTCTCTGCTGGCGGTCCAAGTCGCACTCCGATCTCTATCGGTCAAGCGCTTGGCGGTGCTTTACAGGCTGGACAGCAAGGCTATCAGCAAGCTCAGACAGGCGCTATACAGAACCTGTTAACACGCCAGAAGTTACAAGAAGGCGCATTAGAGCAAGCCAGAATGAAGGCTTATCTTGATGCACTTGGTGGTGAAGGTGGTGCTCCAGCCGTAGCAGGTCAAACAGGTATGCCAACTGCTGGCGCTGCACCAACTGCAATGCCTATGGGTGCTCAAGCTCCTCAAGGTGGCGGTGGAATGTTTGCTGGTCTCACACCAGAGCAAAGAAGAATTCTGCCCTTAATGAAACCAACTGAGGCTATCGGTGAAGCGTTTAAGGCTGCTGGACAAAGAGCTAACCAGTTAAGCGATTCAGAACTTGCTGGGTTAGGTTTACCGCCAACAACGCTTGCGTACAAGATGCCTAACGGTGAGACGAAGATTGTCTATCGTCCTGACTACCAGTACATTGAGACACCTTCTGGTGGTAAGCAGTTAATGGACATGAACAATCCACTTGGCATAGTGCCTAAGCCTGTGCAAGACAGAGTGGCTGCAAGTGGAACAGTACCAAAGCCAACTGCTGGCGCTCCTACCTATGGTGGTGGCATGGCTCCAGCATTGAAGCCTGAGCAGATTATGACTACGGTTGCAGAGTGGGATAAGAACTACAAAACACCAGTAGATACTGTTTTGTCTAGTTACAACATTGTCAAGGACTTGGTGACTACGGGTCAGGCTGGTATCTCTGACTATGGTGTCTTGATTAAGGCTATCAAAGCACTTGAACCAAACTCTGCTGTTATGCAAGGTGAGGCTCAGTCTGCGCAGCAGATGCAAGCCATTGCAGACCGTATGCAGGGATTTGTTGACAAGATTTCTGCTGGTGGTGTAGGTAGCGATCAGGCAAGACTTGATCTTGCTAACTTAGCCAGATCAGGCGCAAAGGTAGCTATTGAGACATATAACAAGCAAGCAGAACGCAAGGCTCAATTACTTGGTCGGTATGTACCTCAATCAGTCATTGATTCAACATTCCAGAAGTATCAGATTCCAGAAGACATTACCTCTAAAGTAAAAATGGAACAGGCAATGAGGGCTGGTATGGCGCAAACTCCTCCTGCTACTGGAACTGTATTGACATTTGACCCCAAAACCAAAACTTGGAGTTACAAATAATGGCAACGGTTAATGTTGAGGGCTTCGGTCCAGTAGTTCTACCAGACAACATGACACGCGAAGAGATGGCTAGTGCCATTGCTTTGCTTCCAAAGCCTGAGACGCAACGCATTAGGCAATTCGCTCAGGGTGCGACTATGGGTACTGCTGACGAGGCAGAAGCCCTAGTTCAGTCTCAGCTCAAGGGTACAAAGTACGAAGACGAGCTGTCTGCTATTCGCGGAAAGCTCGGTGCTTATAGAAAAGCCTATCCAGCAGAATCAGTAGGGTACGAACTAAGTGGTGCAATAGCGCCAGCAGCAGTCCTTGCACCGTTTACTGGTGGCGGTTCTGTGGTGGCTGGAACTGCTACGGCTGGACCACAACTCTTAAAGTTGATGGGTATGGGTGGACTGCAAGGCGGTATTACTGGTGCAGCCAGCGCTGAAGGCGATCTAGTGTCTCGTGCTCAAGCTGGTGGTGTTGGAACTGTCGGAGGCGCTCTTATCGCTCCTGTGGCACAGCAAGTCATTAAGGCTACTGGCGCTTTAGTCAATGGCGTGATCGACGCAACCCGTCGTCGTGTCGGTGACCGTGGCGCGAAGGTTGTGGAGACTGAGATCAATAGACTGGCTACTGAGTCAGGTCTGACTACTGACGAGATTGTCCAGAAGGTTGCCAATGGCGAGATCATGGCAGAGAACGCAACATTGCAAGACGCTGTGCGTGCCTTTGCGCGTGGCGGTGGCAAGGCTGCAACTGCACTCAAAGACGCATTGACTCGTCGTCCTCCAGCTCTTCGCACGCAAGCGATGGGTGAACTGCAAGCAGGGCTTGCTGGCGACTTAGACGCTAATGTCTTGAGGTCTTACCGTTTGGGTGAGCAAGAACTTGGCAAGTTGGAGAGCGATCTGTACACGGGTGCGTACCGCCAAGGCGGTGTCATCAATAAACCAATGCTAGATGCTGCCTCAGACGCATTAAAACGCACACCAGAGGCTGGCAAAGCCATCAATGATGCCTATCAGTCAGCTACTGGTAAAAAGCCATTCTGGAATGTTACGCCAACAGGTGAAGTCAACTGGAGTCGTACCCCGACATTGGAAGACATGGAGATCATTCGTCGTGGCGTAGCATCCGCAAAGAATGCTGCGTTTACTGGCGGATATGGTGAAGTCGGCAAGAATTTAGGTGCAGCAGAGAACGCGCTTCGTACCGAGATTGATACAGCATCGTTGGCTTTGAAGACTGCACGCCAGACATTTGCCAATAATCGTCTAGCGTCTGAATCATTCGACGCAGGACGCAAGGTCTTCACAAAGAGTGCAGATGAAATTGCCTACGACTTTGAGAACTTAGCCAATAAGAGCGAAGGTGCAGCCAAGGCTTTTAGGGCTGGCGTGATGGACGCTTTGCGCAACAAGGCTAGTCTTGGTGCTGGCAAGACAATGATGCAAAAGATCAGCGATCCAGCGTCTAAAGAAGGTCAGATTCTGCGCACCATCTTCCCTCAAGACGAACTTGACAATATGCTCGCAACTGTTGGTCGTGCGTCTCAGTCTCAGAAGGCTGCAACTGCAATTCTTGGTGGATCAGCCACAGCGCCAACTGTCTTCAATCAAAACCGCATCGGTATGAACATCTCAACCGAAGAGGTTGCTGGCGCTTTGTCAGGGAACATGGGAAGTTATCTATCCTTGGCTAGAAAAGCCTTGGCTAAGTCTTCACCTAACCTGACAGATGACCAGAGACTCAAGGTCGCTCAGGTCTTGATTTCAGAAGACCCTAAGTTTGTAATGAATGCACTCAACGATCAGGGTGGCATCAAGATGCTACAAGACCGTGTGGCGCAGTTATTTGGAACTGCACAGCGCGTACTGCCTTCGGCTGCTGCGATAACTGCTGGAAGCTATGCACCTCAAGTATCTGGTGGACTTTTAGGGAAATAAGACGATGGCAGACTACATTGGCGCTACACCGCAGAACCCTTTGCTTGGTTTGCTTTATGGTGGCTACGATTATTTAAGGTCACCGCAACGCACCCAGCAGATGCAGGGTCTGGCTAGTCTGCTTGAGTCAACTGGCATACCTAAGACCATTGAGCGTATGTCCTACGGTGAACCGTTAACAAACATAGGACGCGCCAATGTGCCATTGCTAAAGCCAGAGACGGCTGAAGCGATGATGACGGTTGCGCCTATGGCTGGTCCTGCTGCGCGTGGAGCTGGTCGCTTGGTTGGCTCTCAGATCAATCGTGCAATGCTGGGTGAAGGCGGTCTGCTTGCACCTATTACTCCGCAGCCGATGTATGTATATCGTCCATCGACACCATTGAAGATTGATCCGACAGTCGGCACAAGATACGAGCGAGAGTTTATTGGTGGTCTTGCTGAGAAGACACCACTAAAGATTGAAGACTATCAAGGCGCAAGCACTATGCTGATGCCTTGGGACAGCTCAAGTCGTAACTACAAAATCACATCTATATCTGACGAATTGCTGCCATCTCCAATCATTACTCATGGCGGTCAAGACTATGCGCGTGACTTGGCTCACATTGAGCAAGGCGTTGCTGGCGCTTCTGGCTTAGAGATCGCAAAGCGTATTCGTGACAGAGATGCCATCGCTCGCATAGAAAACATTACTGCTGGCGGTACTGGTGAGATATTGCACCTGCCAGTAACGATGGGAACTGGTGCTGAGAACTTTTCAGTTATGCCAGTAGAGGGCTTATTGCAAATTGCTGATATGGCAAAACTTGATAGAAAACTTATCAAAGAATTTGACGACAGCGTAAGAAACTACACACCGCCACAAAGCACAGTAAAAACACCATTTAAAAAGTTTAAAGGCATCATGTCTGATGAGGGAAGGGTGCAGATTTATTCTGGTGAAGGCGTAAATTCAACGGCTGGTGAGTTACGCAAAGCAATTATGAATCGTGCTTTTTTAAAGGAAAACCAACAAAGATTTGGATTCAATGCAGAAGACTTGCAAAACGCAATCATTGATCCTTCATTGCTTGGAGTGCCAAAGGGCTATGTCGGGAACACCGCAATACTGACGACACCAGAGGGAATGCAACTGCGTCCTTCAATGAATAGAACATATAACACCGACTTTACTGGACAGTACCAAGGAACACTTGGTCAAAGCGTGCCAGCAGAAGTATTGTTTCCAAGACTATTCCCGCAACTTACAAAAGAGTTTGCTAACAAGAAAAGCGATATTAGAAATATGGCTTTAGGTGCTCTTGAGAAACGCAAAGAAGGCGTATCAGAGTTGATTGACCAGCAAGTAATTGACAACTACTACAAGTATGTAGCAGACCAAAAAGCAAAAGGTCTACTCGACTGAGTATTGCTTATCCAGCAATGCTGATTGCAGCAACATTATTGCGTCTTCTAAAAAAGCCATATAGGTGTCATCGTCAGATTTAACTAAGTCTTCGCTGAAGTCTAAGTCTACATTCACACCGTCTTTTGTAATTACAAGTTTCATTTATATATCCCCATAAAAAGCAGCAGTCAACGGGTCGCGCTTGACCTTACGCTTGAGCTGTCTCTGCTTAGCTAATCTTCTTTCCTTTGCGTCTGCATCTTCTTTGGCTCGGTGCTTACGCAACCGCGAGCTGCTGCTCACAGGCTCTGGCTTATCTGCATCCACTCCGATGCCGTAGCGGTACACAGCAGACCATTGCGTCACGCTGGTCTTACGCCACGACTGGATGTGGACATTGCCTTCTTTGCGTAGCTTGGCGATCATGTCTCTGCTGGACCTAATCGTGCAATGCAACAACTCGCAAAGCTCGACTGCCGTGTAACCCTTCTGAGTGATTAGGTTGACCAGCTTGGGGATTCTGGTTGACTTCATTTGTCGTCAAGTCCAAAGTACAAGACTGCAAACATGACGGCTACTGCAATGACACCGCCAAGAATCAGCAAGACAACCATCGTCAGGATGTTCTCAATCATAGTTAAGCCCCTTGAGTTTTAATTCAATGTTTTTGGCAGTCTGCTCAATCTCGCAGCCCCCTTTGCCATAGGCTATACACTCATGTATCTGCTCGTCGGTGAGGGATACCCACGCTCTTTTGTAGGTCTGGATGTCGTCGTCTTCGTCCACAACCTTGCGGTGCGGGACTGATATTCCTATGTGTCGTGTCATGCTGTCTTCTCCTCAATAGCTCTGGCTTTGCGTGACTTTATCTCAAGAACAACCATGTCGAGTGCCTTTTCTAGTTGCGCGATGGTGGTGATCTCTAGCTGCGCGTCGTGCAGCTCCATGCCGTAGTTGATGGCGGTCAACTCCGATGCCTTCGCCACAAACCTGTCTTGGCGGTTGATACCGCGACGCGATAACTCCAGCAAGGCATCCTGTCCTTCTCTGATCTCGTCTACATACTCATGCCCAATGCCAAGCCTTGAGAGGGCTTCGGAGACATTCAGCGCTGAGATGATGGAGTCGAGGTCGTAACGCTTTGCCTGACCCGTCCTGAGAGCTTCTAAAGCGCTGTGGTTCTTGATCTTGAGATCGAGTGCAGCGCTGCCAGTCGTGGACACAAGTCTAAAACCGTTTAAGACATAGGTGGTGGCATCAAGGCGCACACCTTTGGGTTTGTATTTACTTTTTTTTCGCATTGCGTTTTAACCTTGGGCAATTTATGCAGAACACTTTTTCCTTGGACTGACACACGCCAAGGGTCTCGCACTTGGTGCGTAGCGTTACCCACGGTGGCGGTGTCACCCATCTAGTTTTGACTTCTGTCATTGCATCGCAATCATTTGCATCTCTAACTCTTTTACGCGCTCGGTCAACTCTTTGACGGTCAGCTCTGCAACCTCCAGCTCGTTGCCGTGAGCACGCAAGGACATCTTCATGCCAGCGTCGTATCCAAGCATTGCACCCTTGTGCATTGCCTCTCTGACCAGTTTACCGATGTCTGGTGGCGACATGATTCTGGCTTTGCCTTCGGCAGCAAGGATGTACTTCAGAACCATCTCGTCGATTTTCTTTTCTACTGACATATTAGTTTCCTGTGATCAAAATAAATGCAATGACACCGACGGTTACGCCAGCAAGGAATATAAAGACGCAATCAACAAGGCTGATTTTGTTGTCTTGGTAAGGACCATCGACTTCAAAGTTCTCGGTGTAGTTCGGGTGTTTCATTATTCGCTTTCAGAGTTAAATGTTGTGAGGGCTTCTTCGCAGATGTGATCCACGATGGACTGCATAAGAAGATGGGCGATGTCAACCTTATCGCAATAGGCATTGACGAGGTTCATGCACGCTGGGAAGTCTGGCGCTTCCCCGTGGTTGAATTCTGCGGGTTCGTATTCGAGGAAGCAGACGAGAGTTACTCCTTCTACTTCGCACTTGAATCTAAATAGGTCTTCTAGCATTTTGTTTTCTCCTTTAATAATCTTCACCAGCGCGTGCGGGTTGTGCGCCAAGGAATTGAGGGTTAACTGGAGCGTCGTGCTTCCATGCCGTTTGCTCCTTTAATTGTTTGAGGTAACGCTTTGCTGTACGCTTATCGTGCATTGACATTGGCAATCCCTGCTCAAGCATAGTTACTAATGATTTTTCACGAAAGTATGGATCACGGTTCTGCCAATCAGGATCACCGAATTCCATGATTCGCTCTTCTTCAGTAAGCGTTATGCGTGGCAGACCAAGCTCCTCACGCAATTTAATTTCGTCTAATAACTCTTTGTGTGTTCTCATCTCGATTGCTCCTTAGCTTCGGTTGTTGATATGCCGATCATACATTAATTGACTACATCATCAAGCCCCTACTATTTAGTCAACTATTACCCCAATACAATAGACCCCGACAGGGTGTAGTTTCCCTGTCGCTGTGGCTTATGTCTCCGCAAGAGTCGCAGTTGCCTTGATAGGGGTGAGCGTCAAACCTCACCCCTTTTTTTGTTTGCCTTGTTGAAGTAATCAATTCTAGGTTAACATAGTCAGCATGAACTACTTAACTGAAATAATTGAACGCGCTGAAAAGGCGGGTTTTAAGATGGCTGATATATGCAGAGAGGCTGGCATTGATCAGGCTCAGATGTCTCGCTGGATGGCGGGGCATACCGTACCCCTTATCACCAGCATAGAGAAACTCAAAACCGCCACAGATCGCTTGATCATTGGTCGCATCAAGT